CTGGCATCAGATTCAATGGCAGCCATGCGTTCCAAACAGGCCTCTACTGTACGGTGTCCAAATTCGATCAGCCGGCTGAGCTCTGCAATTTTTTCTGCGTCTGTCGGGTTTGTCATTCTTCATCTCCGAGTATATTTTCTTTATGCCACCGGTCAGTGGATTCCTGAATGAGTTCTTCCAGGGCTATAACACTATCAACACCACACTTGACAATACCCTGTTCATATTCGGTACGAACTCGGAGATCAGGAAAAAAGGGGTTTGGCCTTCCTTCAATAGTTGAATCTCTGACATGAATACACTGACTACGAACCCGCTCAATACATTCCCGAACAATCAACTCGGCGAACTTTTCCAGGTCAACAGCCGCATACATCTTATCACCCAATTGTGGATACACATTATCCGCCCATTCAACTCTGCCCCAATTACCAATTGTTGCAACAGGACCTAACTGGCCAGCAAGTTGTTCGATTCGTTTGTTCATTGTTCGACTCCTGGTAGAGTACAGTTAGCATCCTTGCCACACCACACCTGCTCAACAACACTTTTGAGTCCAACTTCGGAAATAGTGGTTAAACTATTTGCGATCAAGAATGTTAAGATCCAAACAACAACTATACACAGAACAACATATCCACAGAACCATAAAAATAATTCACGTTTGTCTTTTTTATCTTCAAGTTTTCTGTTCAATCGTTGTTGAGTTAATGTCTCGCTGATTTTGTCCAGTTCTCGAATTCTGTCGTTCATAGTTTAACTCCTGCGATTCAAATATCTAATTTCGTCGGCACATAATCTTGCGCCAAACTTTTTATCTCCGCCGTTGTTTTCTCTAACAACGTCACATCTTCGGGCACATTCTTCGATAATCAACTCGGCAAACTTTTCAGCAAACACAAGTGGGATGGTTACTTTATTTTCACCCTCGCCTACTGTTACGGTGGGTTCAATAGGTTCAAAAAGACTGTTTTCTAATGCCTGTACAGTAATCTCGTGAATTCGTTCGTTCATGGTTAACTCCTTACGCTGTTTTCATACAAGTGACTTCTGCCATTGCCTTCCACTTGAGCGGAAAGCTCTTGCGCAAGTCTGCAATCTTGATTGCCATACGCAAGCTCATCTCACGGAAGCGAGTGGCATTGTGCGTCATAAAGTCAATGATCTCTTCTTGCGTTTCTGTGTCAAACTCGTATTCTTCAAACAACTGACCGTCGTTGGCAATTTGTTTGATACGCAAGATCTTGTCACGCATGGTGTCCAAGGTCAAGTCCAAGTAGTGGCAGCGTGACTGTAGCGCATCCAAGTGGTCACGCAATTTTTGCGATTTCATCTTGTCAAACTTAAGGTTAGTGATAAAGATCACAGTGCCGTTGAAGTTGAAGCTGTCTGGCACACCTTCACGACGCAACACCGAGCTGTCACTCAACCAGCTAATCTTACGCTTCTTGCCAGAATCTAAGGCACCTTTTAGCAGGTTGAGTGCTACATCATCCAACAAGATGCTGTCGCAGTCATCAAACACTAGCACACAGTTCCGGTCGCTGTATTTGTACAGTGTCTGGTACAGACCTAGTGCAGTGGCACTGCCTTTAACAACTTCTGCACGGAGACGCTTGCCGGAGATCTTGTCAAACAAACAAGCAGCTTCTACAATCTTCTCAACGCCGTAGCTCTTGCCTACACCGGGAGGACCCGACACAATCATGGCACGGACGTCGCCGGCCACAGCGGCCTTGGTCATTTCATCTAGGATTTCAAAACGCTCGCGGATACGAGCCATGACTTCTTCGTCTGTGGCTTCTGGAACAGGTGCTGCCTTTACAGCAGATTCGGTGGTGGCTGTGGCACCTTGGATTTCAATTTCTTCCATGCTGTCTACTGTGACACGAGCAATGCCGTATTCTGGGCCAAAGAAGCCCTTGCTGTCAACAGTCACAAAGCCGCCCTTTGCGCCAACTGTGAAGTCTCTAACCAATTCAAAAACTTCGTTGTGTACGGGTTTGTTACGATAAACGCCGTTGCGGATGAGAACTTGGGTCATTTACTGCTCCTGTTTTGTTAGTGTAAGTACATTATAGCCGATCGTGTATTACCGGTCTACCACTTTTTAACCGTTGTTTTTACGCAACAAGTGCGACACGCATCATTTTGAGGTTGCTGTCACTGGCACACAGACGCACACTTCTGAGGTGATACATGTCTGAAATCTGTACTAAGGATTCAACATCAATCCAGGGCGTAACCTTATCGTTAGCAGCAGGGCTAAGAACGATGTTTTTAATAGTGCCAAACTTGACGCCGGCTGCTGATTCCCAACGTACTTTAGTGCCAATTGCTAATTGCATTTTTTACTCCGTTTTGTTACTGTAAAAACAGTATAACCGATATTGCATTTCTGGTCTACCAAAATCAGCATTTTTGCCACAAAAAAGCTCCTAAAAAGGAGCTTATTTTTGTTGTATTTCGGCAACAGTATTACGGAGCTGGTGGGGGATATATGTTGTCGGATTCGTAACCGGCTAGCACATTTAAGGTAGCTGTCATTGTCTGACCTGGGCCTAAAACCCAATACCATTGTCCAAACTCGCCTTCTACTCTGGTCACTGTTTGTGCAACACCGTCGATACTGACATTGCTCAAGGGATCATATATGACATCGCCATCTACAGTGAAGTCATAAAAATATACAAAATTATCAGGACCGGAGCTGGCATAAGGACCAGAAGGAAGAGCAGGATCAATGTACTTAAAATAGTTGGCCACGCTTTTTGCCAATAATAATGTGCCATCTGCAACTGTGATTTGCAGTGTATCCGCACCTTGAAACGCCAGGTCTTTGGTCCACGAGTATATTTCTACGCCAAGGTTTTCACCCGGTACAATAGGCATGTCTGGAACAGGCTGGTTTAAAGTGGCAATATCACCATTAAAAATCTCAACGCCGTCTAAGGTAACTGCGATAGTAGCAGGAGTAGCGCCGTATCCTTGTCCGTATTGTTTGAAAGTTCTTGTTGTCATACTTCTCTCCGATTGCAGTTATTTATACAGAATCCGCGGAATTATTCGGCATAAATTTCTCTAAATGCTTTGTTCCGCTGAATTTTTTAATGTTAGTTGAGTTATAAAATTTGTGTAATCTAACTACCGGAACCGACGTTATTTTTATATCAACAGTATTTGTACCTATGTGTTTATCAGTTGGCAGTGCCCCTTTTTTCAATGCCCAATCGATGAGTTTTTGCGCCCCTTTGGGTTTAATCAAATACCCATACGCACCCGGGATATAGTAACCAGCAAGATGGTGTTTGTTGTTTACATGTATTAAACTGTTATATTCTATTGGGTATAATTGGGTTCGTAATATGTTTTCGTTATACTCGTCTGAAAACTGGTCGCAAGGGTCTAAATTTAAAATTTCTGTAAAGTGTTTTTCTACATCTAGAGGAATTTCGCGCAATAATATTCCATCGTGTTCTAATATCAGTATTGTTTCTTGAATTTCTACACAATACTGCCATAATTTGAAATGACTCAAAAAACAACCTTGCACACCCGGAACTTTCATATTTTTAGATAGTAGTTTTTTAATACCAATTATTTCAAAAAGATCTTTACAATACAATCCGTTGATCCCTGGAAATAATTCTGCATTAATTCCGAATTGTCCAGCAGCTATAACTGCTTCGTTAGCAATTTCAACACTATGCGGTATTTCGGGCAAGTATATTATATAAGCTTTCATTAAATCATTCGGGCAAATCAATACCGGGTTGAACGTTGATTGTACAGCTGAATGTAGCTCCATCGGGAATAACCCAATACCATTGCCCGGTGGTGTTTGACGAGCGTTCTCTTGTTTGAGTTACGCCGTTGATGGTGACATCAGTTAAAGGATCTTTATATGTAACTCCGTCAATCGCCGTAGTAAATGGCATACAGAATCGGTCTGGACCTCCCGGCAATAGCGGTGGTGGATAAGTGGGGCTAGTTAAATCCCTATATAATCCGTAAGTGGCTAGGGTATCTGTCAGCAAGTATAATCCACCAGTGACTGTAATGGTCATGACATGTGTGCCTGCCCATTCTTTGGGATCTGTCCATGCAAACAGATCTACACCGTGTATCTGATGGTCAGGGAATACTGGCAGATTTGCAGCCACTGGATCTGTATAGCGTCTGCACATTTCAACACCGTCTAGCGTGGCAACCACCAGTACAGGTTGGGTTCCGTAGGATTCGCCCATTTGTTTAAATTTTCGTATAATCATATTAATTCCAATATTGTGTAATTACAGGATCTGCTACTTCGTGCGGTTTGGGTTTACCGTGAAAGATCATTACAGCAGTTTTGGGATCCACTACTGTGCCAGCATTGGGGCTACGATACTGTCGTGTACGCATGTCCATGCCGCCATCTTTGCACTGCCATCGCCAGCTTTTTATGACTTCTGGATCAATAAATCTACGATCTCGATCCGACAGAACTGTGTTGAGATAATCTTGGTCGCCGTGAAATAGTTTGACGGTAGCATTGATATGTTTACTGGCAAAGTCGTCCCATATCCAGGCAAATCTTTCAGTGTCCCAAATCATTACGCTGGAATTTATTCCGTTCCAAGATGTGCGCCAAAGATATTTAAAATCTTTGATAGCCCAAAAATACTGTTCATTGAGTTGCCAGATCCAATCAATATTCTTGGTGATCACAGTATCCAAGTCAAAATATAAAACTCTGCCCATATCATGTGCTGGATCGAACATCTGCATTTTATACCACCAAGATTTCTTAGGACCAGCAATGCCAGGCCATTCTTGTAAGTCATGTCGTATATAATTCTCGGGCACAGGTCTAGCAGGTTCGGTAAACACATGCATACGTATCTGATGAGATGAGTTGTTTTGCAACATTTTGTGTAGTCGTTCCACATATATCCAATCATAGGCATCGCCGTGGATGACACAAGCACAGTTTTTTGCTTTTTTCATCACATATTTACTCTCAAATCTTAATATACACATATAAATACCTGTATGAAACCTATTCCAATATTTGTTGGCTACGATCCCAGAGAAGCCATTGCTTACCATACTTGTGCTAACAGTATTATACGTCAAGCTAGTCAACCGGTTGCTATCATTCCCTTGGCTCTAAACTTGTTCGCTGACTACACCGAAACACATACTGACGGCAGCAATCACTTTATCTACAGTAGATTCCTAGTGCCACATCTCATGAATTACACTGGTCACGCCATCTTTATCGATGGCGACATGATTGTGCGGGGTGACATTGCGGAACTGTGGAATCTGCGACAGTACAATGTTGATGTGCAAGTAGTCAAGCACGATTACAAAACTCGTATGACAGAAAAGTACCTGGGTAGTCGTAACGAAGATTATCCTCGTAAAAATTGGTCCAGCGTGATCTTGTGGAACTGCCAGAATCCTGCCAATAAACGATTGACGCCAAAGTTTATTGAAAAAGCCACAGGTGCTGAATTACACAGATTCTCTTGGATTCAGGACGAACGTATTGGTGAATTGCCCATTGAATGGAATTGGTTGCCTGATGAGTTTGGTGCTAACCTCGAGGCCAAACTCCTGCACTATACCTTAGGCACACCCTGCTTCACAGAATTCCACGATACTCCGCAGGGCGAAGAATGGCATCGTGAACGTGCCTTAACTGACTATTGCTTACAACGGGCTGACCAATGATGATTGACGCAACAAACTATAGTATAGATTGCTTTCACTCAGCACCCCTTGTTGGAGGAGTGTTTAAAAGCAAAGGCATTGATCGCAAGCGTCATTTGCTACAGGCTTTACCGGCAGCAGAACTCACAGGACTTGTGATGGAGTTTGGTGTGTATCGTGGCAAGACCATGGCACACATTGCTGAACATTTTCAAAACCAAACTGTATGGGGATTCGACAGCTTTGTAGGCTTGCCTGAGCCTTGGTACATACGCAGCGGCGACGAAGGTAAAACACATCCTGCTGGCAAATTTGACATGCGGTTAGAACCAGTACAACCTACATTTGCTGCCAACGTTAAGCTGGTGCCAGGATGGTTCTCAGATAGTATTCCACCTTGGAAAGCAGCCAACCCTGGCAACATCAGTTTCTTGCACGTGGACTGCGACTTATACAGCAGCACACGAGATGTACTAACTTTGCTGAACGACCGAATTGTACCTGGCACAGTGATAGTGTTTGATGAAATGTATCCGTGGTCAGGGTTAGCAGAATATGACTTATGGGCCGATGGCGAGTATCGTGCTCTAGGCGAGTGGTTAGCTGAATACAATCGTGCATTTAGACCATTGCTACGCAGCGGTCATCAGCAGTGTAGTCTTGTAGTAACCCGATGACTTGGATCTACTACAGCAAAAACGGCGAAGATGAGTATGTCAACATGTTTGCAAAAGGAAGTGGCGGTGTTCCTGTTGCTGATTTTGATTATGCAGCATCACGCGATCCCATAGTCATACGAGGTATACTCAAGCACAAGTTAATGAAACAATGTTGGGCAGACGGTAGAGATTTCTATTACATGGATTCAGGTTACTTTGGCAATAATCCCAATCCTCAAAATCCGCAAGGTTGGAAGGTATGGCACCGCATAGTCAAGAACAATTTGCAGCACGGCGAGATTGTCGATCGCCCTGGAGATAGATGGCAGCGTATGGGTATCACACTACAGCCACGACGATATGGCCGTAAAATCGTTGTTGCTGTACCAGATACAAAACCTTGTAAATTTTACGGCATAGATCTTGAGGCCTGGACTGAAGAAACTGTCAGCACAATAAAACAACACACCGATCGTCCCGTTGTAGTGCGGCAACGAGCAGCCAATAGAATAGATCGTATTGCTACGGATCCCTTGACTCGAGTGTTAGTGGATGATGTACATGCTCTTGTAACATTCAACTCCAATGCTGCTACAGAAAGTGTCATGTTAGGAGTACCTGTTTTTACACTTGCTCCTGCCAATGCTGCTAATCCAGTAGCCAGCCAGGATCTTAGCCAAATAGAATCTCCTTACTGGGCAGACACAGATAAATTATACGCATGGGCTTGCCACTTGGCCTATGGGCAATTTCATGTAAAAGAACTCAGAGATGGCACAGCTTATAGGATACTAAATGCACATTAAGATTTTCATGGCATCGGCCGGTAACATGCAAGAACGAGAAATACTTAAAGACTTTGCCAAGGGAATAGAATCCTGGATTGGCGAAAATTCCACCGATGAAGAAAAATTTGATCAAGTTGTTAGGATCGGAAGGTGGGCCGATTTTAATTTTGATCGTAATCAAATTACCTACGAGTATGCCGAATCTTACAAAGAGTGCGACGTTGCTGTGTTTTTTGGTTCTTGGAAACCCAGAGAAAAAGGCACACATCAAACTAGAACCAGTGTGGCAATGAATGCTCGCCGGTTTGTGTGCATCGAAACTCCTTTGTTGAATCGGGTGACCAACAGAGAAAATTCTTATTGGAGGGTCGGTGTCAACGGGTTTTTGAGTCAGGATGCCCATTGGCCAGAATTACACAGCAACGACGCAAAAAAACGCTTGGAAATGTTAGATGTACAATGGGCAGGATGGCGTAATAATCCCGACGGACACATATTGGTTGCACTTCAGCTGCCAGGCGATGCCAGCTTACGCGGTGCTGACATTAACGACTGGGCACTGCGTACCATATTGGACATAAGACAAAATACCGGTCGTTTTGTTGTGGTACGCAACCATCCCCTGAGTTCTCAACGAGCATTTGCTGACCATGAAGAGCTGGCAAGAAAATTGTTGTTGGCTGGTGTACAGAATATCAGATTCAGTGACGGGGCAGAAGTTCCTTGGTCAGACGATTTACGGAATGCCTACTGTACTGTGACTTATACCAGTGGATTGGCCATAGACAGTATCGTAGCAGGAATTCCCACTATTGCTTATGATCCTGGAAACTTTGCTTGGAGCATCAGCAGTCACAGTGTGGGAGAAATAGATGCAGTAAAAATGGTCAGTGATGACAAAGTATCAGCCTGGTTAAAAAAGCTCTCTGGTTGCCAGTGGTCGCAGGCGGAAATGCGTGATGGTACTGCTTGGCAGCATCTGTTACCAGTGATAGAAAGCATTAAATGAAAGTCGTTAGTTATCTAGCAACACTACCTGCCAAAATGCTGCAAGGTCAACACAACACAAGTGAAAAGTTTTTGACTTTACAAAACTATGCTGATGGTGTGTCAGCAGCAGGCGCTGTGGGAAATGTATCCACTGCCCTGCAATACGAGCCTGCTGATGTTGCTGTTATGCTGGGCTGGGTACACGAGAATGGCAAGAAGGCTCCGCATCTGAAGTTTAGACAGCACATCATAGATCAACAACGTCAACACGGCGGTCGGACTGTGATTGCCGATAGCAATCTATTTTTATATCACGACACAAAGAATCCGCATCATTATCTAAGATACAGCTACGATGGCATTTTTCCCAATACAGGAGAATACTGTGACCACAATCCAGATCCTACAAGATGGACAACTATACAGCAAGAAATGGGCATTCATGTCAGGGCCTGGCGCGGTACTGGCAATCACATTTTGGTGTGCCTTCAGAGAAATGGTGGGTGGAGTATGGGCAATGTTAGCGTAGTGGACTGGGCCACTAGCACTATTGCACAGTTGCGACAGCATACTGATCGTCCTATTGTGATACGGCCACATCCGGGTGACAAACGTGCTGCGGAATATATGAAACAGTTTTCTGCAAATAATCAGTTAAAAAACGTCACTGTTAGCAATTCAGTTGATCCGTTGGTACGGAATCTAAAACATTGCTGGGCAGCAGTAGCACACAACTCAAGTCCAACTGTAGGTGCTGCCATAGAAGGCATTCCTGTTTTTGTTACAGATCCAGAACGAAGCCAGTGTAGAGATATTGCCGGCACAGATTTGAGTCAGATAGAAAATCCTGTCATGCCAGATCGCACAGCTTGGCTACAGCGTATAAGTCAGTTTCACTGGAGCCACGCAGATTTAACGTCCGGCCGTTGCTGGGCACACATGAGGGCCTGGGCAAAGAAATGAAGCAGTTGCAACTATTGGCTTCTGATTACCAAGACGATGCATTCATACAGGAATGGGTTGATAATTGGCTGTTAACAAGAACTGGTATGACTGTCTGCAATGATTGGCAGACGGCCGCTGCTGATATTCCTGTGTTTTGCTATGCCGATCTTACACGCGAACATGTGCCCGCTTGGTTAAACCATCAGCAGCCGGCTGTTTATATTGGGCGAGGATATCTTGGCAATCACTTGTATAAGAAAAGAATGTTTTATCGTGCCAGTGTCAACAGTTGGGCCAACACTGTATTAAAGTCTGTTCCGTATTCTCGTTGGCCACAGATGAATCTGCCACGGCACGCCTGGCGGGTAAAAAAAATCAAGAATGTATTGATAGCACCCAGCAAAATAACCACTAGAGTGTGGAGTCAGCAGACATCAGACGAGTGGGCTGATGACATGTCTGCTCGGTTTCCTAGGGCTCGTATCAAGATACGAATAAAACCTGGTCGGGCTTACAACAGATATTCTACCTTGTGGGAAGATTTAGACTGGGCAGATCTGGTGGTAAGTCAAAGTTCGGCCATCACTTGCGAAGCTTTTTGGTACGGCAAAAAAGTCATCAGCACAGAACCTTGTCCCACGTGGGCAGCAGGCCGTAACACATTAGAAGATTGGACCGACCCCACAGAACCTGCGTTACGAGCAGCGTGGCACGAGCACATAGCGTGGTGCCAGTACACCAGAGACGAGTGGCATTCGGGCACAGCCTTGGATCTATTAGAACAGTACCTGGGTCCTGTGGTATCTTACGACCCCGAATTTCAATACCATTTTACTTAGACTTTAAACGAGCCAACATGGTTTGAGTTGACTGCTTTCGGTTTGATACAAAATGTTCTATGACTTCAAATCTAGAACTTATGTAGTTGCGGAACTCGGGCTGGGTCCATTCCCTCACATGTGCGCGATTCTTAGGAGGTCCATCGGGTGTTCTGCCCAACAGGTCTCGATCAGGTGTGCTCAGCACTATTAATCGAGGAGCAGACTGTTCTATTAAATCCAACAGTTCGTCAGGATCTGGAATGTGTTCGATTACATCAGATGCTATAACAAGATCGTAACCCAGCACAGGATCAAATTGATCTATCCACTTTCTGTCAGGATATGTTTCCCGCAGCCAAGCAACTGTTTTAGGCACATCAATGCCGACAGTATCAAAGTCTCGAAAATTGTCTAACAACTTGTAAGCTGAACCTGTGCCAATATCCATGACTTTTGTAAAGTTGTTTTTTACAGCCGTGTCTCTAGCAAAAGTATAAACTTCCCGTTGCCATTTGTCAGTGTTCTCTGTGTCGTCGAAGTACTTGTTGTCCAGCCTGTGTTGATAGCCTTCTTTTATGAAATATGTTTTCATTGGTTCCTATTCCTATATCGTTCCCAAAACTTTTTGCTGGCAGTAAGACTTTGCTTGTCAAGATTAGCAGCCCCCATAATATGGCTGTGTATTTGTATCGTGACTACTCCTTTATTAATGGCATTGTCTGATGATAAGAAAGTTTTTTTGTAGTTACTCAATAATTTTTTAGCCGCATCGGGCGTGATCATATAACCCACAGTACCCGGCATTGATCTGTGAATATACTCAGCAGCATGACATTCTCCTGCGGGATCGTATATGTAGTGTAGGTACTTTTCGTTTTTCCTGGCGCCCATGGCAATCACTAAAATATCTACAAACTCCACTGGCACCAATGGCCTAAGTACTTTTACATCATCTTCGAACACACAGATAGTTTCTCCCAGCTCTGCACATTTTTTCCATAATCTGTAATGACTGTAAAAACAACCCATTACGCCAGGGCGTCGAGCCTTGTTGGCATCTCGTTCATCAGTGGCATTTCCTTTGAAATCAATAGGATGTACAGTTCTGCCTTCTTCGGCAAAAATTTTCTCAGCTTCGTTGCCGTAAGTGCCTTCGAACAAGTCTGCAGTTATACCAATGGCAGCAAGATCCTGTTGCGTTTTAACAGCAGATTCTAAACTGCTGGCAATTTTGGATAGGTGGATAATAAAAGATTTCACTTCCAATATCCTTCTGTGCGATTAACTACAAGATCCTTGCTTTTGCTACGACCTGAGTCTTTGCGATTACCTTTGAGATGATCCAAGTATGCACCCCATTCGGTATTGATCAACGGATGTCCTTCCCCCATGACCAAATGTGCAGACCAATCCAGTTGTTGCCACGCAGGTACTTGAGCCTGTAATCGTTCTCTTGTGCGATCAAATACCCAACAATCGTGAAACTCTTTCATGGCAAACACGCCTGTTTCAGCTTGGTCATAAGCTTCTTGCATCCACGACACAAACAACATGTTAGAACTTTTGCTCATGTCGATAGCCCATAAGCCGCACTCGGTGTATTTTCCTTTTCGTCCCAGGTAAGCAATGTCAGCAGTCGGGGGCATCAGACGATCTAAAGTCGCCAGTGTAATGGGGCTGTGGCATACCATGTCGGCATCCATCCAAAACACAGTATCCACTGTGGTCCGAGCAGCATCACATACAGCATAAATTTTATGACTAAACCGAACTGCGTCCCATTTGAATCCAATACCACGTTGCTTGCCCTTGGCATCAACAGGTCCCATTGGTAGTCGGCCATTGGCACGTGGATCGTCTCGGTAGCGATCTTTAAATGCCACTAGGGCCGGAACACGACTGTGGAAATCATACACTGTGAGATTTGGTGCTGTTTGTGTCACAGTGCAATCCTCTGCATACACATACAGATGTACTTCTTGAGGCCAATTTGCCAAAAATGTATCAATCATTCTGCTGCCATACTTGTCGTATCCGGCTTGATGAAATGTTGTTACTACAGAAAATTTGCGTGTCATAAATGTCCTTAAATACTGTCTCAGGTATTTAATCTCATGCGATTCGGTCTATTTAATAAGTTTGGTGCCCTAAACAGTCAGCCAGTGTTTGCTGCATTTCAGCAAGGGCTTGATCAGTTGGGGTTATCTCACAGCAGTCACGACATGTCTGCAGATGTTGCTGTTATCTGGAGTGTGCTATGGTCTGGTCGTATGCAACAGAATCACGCTGTATGGTCTGCGTTTCGCAGTAGTGGCCGTCCAGTGATTGTGCTGGAAGTTGGTATGTTGCAACGCGGGCAAACCTGGAAGATGGGCATCAACGGCACAGGATCTGCGGCCTTTTACGGACACGGCATAGATCTACAAAGACCACAAAAACTAAACTTGGGGTCGAAGCCGTGGCGCGAGTCTGGCGAGGACATTGTGATTGCCTTACAGCGGCATGACAGTGAGCAATGGGCAGGGCAACCTGCTGTTGACACTTGGTTAAAACAAACAGTTGATCATCTTCGTGAACACACACAAAGACCCATAGTGATACGCAGTCATCCCAGGCAGGAAGTTGTGGTATTACCAGGTTGTATTATAGACAAGCCCTTGCACATGCCCAACACTTACGACGATTTTGATTTTGATCGTGTGCTTAATAATGCCTGGGCTGTGGTAAACTGGAACAGTGGCCCCGGCAGTCAGGCTGTCGTGTCAGGAGTTCCTGCTTTTGTGGGTCCTACAAGTTTGGCTGCACCAGTGGCCAACTTAGATTGGAGCCAGATTGAATCGCCTGCAAGGCCGGATCGCAGCGAGTGGCTGATTAACTTGTCTCACACAGAGTGGACCTGTGCAGAATTAGCCACAGGGCAACCCATTACTAGATTGTTTCAGAATACACCCAAATTTGATCATGGCGGATTTTAGCTGCCACTGAATAGCCACGCACAGTTAAGAATTCGCCAATGGTGTTTCTTGATTTTTTAGTTTCAGACTCTATGATGATCACTGGTCGATGCTGTGCAATAGTGTCAGCAGCTCCCAATAACACATTATAATCAAATCCCTGTACATCTATCTTGATCAAGTCTGGGACAAGATTTAACGAATCTAAAGTCACTATGGAAATGGATTCTTCTACTGTGTCAGCATCAACATCAAAATCAACTAGAGAAAAGTTACCGCAGTTGTTGGAATCCCGCGGTAACTTGATCGACAGCACAGTTTCTTCGTTGCCTAGCCCGCAACGATGCAGTGTGACATTAGCAAGGGATTCAGTGTTCTTTTGTAGACATTCAAAGTTGATGGCAGTGGGTTCAAACGAATGCACCTGTTGAAATTTTTGTGCAAATCTAACTGTGTGTAGGCCGATGTTGCCACCTACATCAACGGCACAGCCAAATCCTTTTGCATGCTGTACAGCTTGATCAATAGTGGCCTGTTGATAGTCAGTGCCGGGCCATTGCGATACAGTACGAGCAAAATGTCGATCAAAATCAGGAAAGTGCCAGCCCAAGTGTTCGTACACTGCTTGTTCCTAGTGTTGTGCCATTGACATTAAACTTTTATCAAGCCAAGGCAATAGCAAATCTCTTTGTCTTGGATATCCGTGACGCTGAATAGAACGCATAGCAGACTCAGGTAATAGATCCAGCTCGCTCAGTCGATACCATGTGGTGGATCTTGGATCCATTGGTTTGTGTGCGCTTTTGTATACCACAGCATGTAGCCAAGCGTCTGTGGGTTTTTTCTTAAAGAATCCACTACCGCAATCAAATCCTGCCACAGCAAGACAGTGTATTAGGCTGATCATGGTCCAGTTGTAATAACAGTAGTCGTATTGATCGTAGGCCTGTACGTTGAATTCAAGATTGGTAGACTGCGGTACAATGACAGTCAGCATACCACCGTCGCTCATAGCAGACCACCAGTTTGACAATGTGGCCACAGGATTGATTGCATACTGAAAAGCATCGTGGCACCACACCACATCATACTTTTTCTTCTGCGGCGGAAACGGCTGCTCAAAATCTTTAGAAATGTAGCGTATGTTCTTGTACTTGCGAGTCATGCCTAAATCTTCAGCGTGATCCACACCCACACATCTGATGTTGAGTGGTCTAGCAGACTCATCTCTAGTGGTTCTTGTAGCCCACCATTCTAGGTCGTGGCCAGCTCCGCAGCCCATGTCAATGACCGTGGTAATACTTTGCATAAAGTCATCGTACTCGTACAAGCAGTTGAGAGTTTCGAGGCTGTGTTGATGACTGAGTTCAGGACTACTAAATTGTGTCATACCTGTACGTCTTCCATACCTGCTGTTCTTAATTTAACAATGTGTCCTGACATCCATTGCTTGCTTTCTAAGCCTTTCATGATGCCCAGCCACTTGTTGCGTAGTAGTGCTACTTCGTTAATGATGGTTTCAAAGTCAATGACTTCATCTTCGCCATCCACATATTTTTCAGCATCTCTACTGGTCAAGGCACGGGCATACCCTTCTAGGTATTTTTGAAAATGTCTGCGACGAATTTTACGCAATTGTATGTGTAAAAAATTAAGTACTGCTTCGATTTCCTGTAGTTGATTAAAACGATGTTCAGTAACACCCGGCAGCTCTTTGATGTTGGACTCAACATATCCGCCGATACGCACATCTCGTTTGGCATCTGCCAGCTCATTTTCATAATACGAAATGAAGTCAGGTATTTCTGCTAAGTTAGCTACTATACGATTATACCACATTTTTCATCTTTTCATTAAGCCAAGGAAACGACTGTTGCCAGTTTAAACCGCGCCTGGAGTCGATGTTATTTAATATATCTATCAACTCTTTTTGTCGTGCTGTGTTGTCTTGCGAATTTTCTTTTATTTTACTAACTATACCTTTAAAAGTATCAACTGTTTGTTTTTCGTCCCAGGTATTAGTTGGCATCAAGGTCAATGTACGATTGATTGCGTCTTCGAAGACTCCGTAATCAAATAGCGCAGGACTAAAAGGACTATCGTTGTTGGGCAAAACCAAATGCATATACCAGAAAATTTCTTGCCAGGTATTCCATT